GCTCCAATAGTTTCTCCTTCAACATTTGTCACCACACCATCTTCGTCTAAGAAAAACATTTGTTGTTTTAAATTTAAATGTAATGCGTATCTTCTAAATTCAGGTCTTCTACTATTTTTTCTATCATATTTATCAAAAACATCACCAGATGGTAATCTATCAGACCTAAATATTTTAAATGCACCCATCGTAGTTTTTGGTTGTTGTTCTGATAAGTTTTTAGATAGGTATAGAGGAGAAACAGTAATTATATCTTTTTCCGTAAAGGTACCATTTAAATTTCTATTATTAGCATTTACATTTGAGTATTGATATCCACATCCTTCAATTCTTCTTTGTGGCCATGGGTCTATACCGTCATTAGGAAAATTATTATCTGGGCAATTTATACCCTCACCGTCATTACCCATCCATCCCTCATATCTATTGTCTGCAGAAATTTGTTTATCTAAAGATACATATTTGTTAAAAGCTTCTGTTGTGAAACTTTCCCATCCATTAGGTGAGAATGTGTATGAATTGTGGTATAATGCCTTGGCACTAAAAGGCCAGGGACCATAACCAGCATAGTTACTACTGTGAAATTTTAATCCATTATCTGCCCATTTATAGTGTGGTGTCGGTGTTTTTTCATTAGCTCCCCTCCACATCGTATTTTGATTTATAGCATCTTCGTCAGATACAACGTTCCTTTGTATTGGTATGTTCATGTAATACTCACCTTCAACCACAACTCTATTCGCCCAGTTATTATATTGATTTGGTCCTGTTTCATATCCAAACAACTTAGATAGGTCATATCTAATCTTTTGTTTTGGTGTGTATGGGTCAACTCCTCTTACACCGAATAAAACAACTAAATCTTCCCACGTATTATCACCCTGTTTATATTTTTTAGAAACCACTAACTGACTATGATAATTAGCCGAATCATCGTTATTTTGTTTACACTCATATCCTTGTTGATATGCCGTTACGTATTTTCTTAATAATCCATGATAATAATACTGGTCAGCATTAGCACCTGAACTTGTTGCTTGTTTACTAACAACCTCATCCATAGTCATAGCAGTTATCGCTTGAAAATATTCCAATCCAGATTTAAATTTATAACTAGCGGTACTAGCTGTATTAACTATGTTTACCGTTGCAGTTATCTCTTGCGGACCATTAGGGTTCAAATATTTTATTTCCCTAAATACATATGTATTTTCATTCCAAGTACCGGTCGTACCTGTAATACCATTATCACCAAACTGATTACCATTTGGATATTTATTAATGTTTGGGTCATTTATATTATTAGGGTTATTGAATGTAAATAATTGACCCGCATTTACGACAGTTCCTGGGTCTAAAACCATAATAAAACAACTATCAAGCCAAGGGGTGGACTCTTGAAGACCAAAAACATCGTTTACCGTTCTTACTCGTATTCTATTTGTGGTGTATGGTTGAATATTTTCATTACCTGTGTCACCAAAATACATTTCCCTTCTATTAATTAAGTTTAATGTTTGTGCCCATGATGGGTCAGGAGAAAATCTCCATCTAACACTAAAATTGTTATTTTCTGCATTATCCCATATAGGGTATGCGGGTGACTTAAACCATTCTGGTTGGTCTCTAGTACCAGAGGTGTCGTCTTGATATTGTTCAATTTCTTTTTTATAGTAGGCAGGTTTATCATTATTATCATATCCGCTACATAATATTCTAGCGGTGTATTCCGCCATAGCACCAGGTGCGTCTTCTCCATAACAAACATTAGAGTCTTGATAGGATTCACTCCACGTAACATCCGCAATAGGGCCAAAAGATAACGCATCAGCTAATGCATCTAAATCATCACTGTCTTCGCTACTAACACTACCGGCCTTACAGTTACATGCCTCACAATCAGGATAAGTCAACATAGGTAGTGATATATTTTTAAAAGGATTTTCTTTAGATAGTTTGTTTATTCTAGCATTTTTACAGTCTTCTCTAGTTAACCTTCTTGAAAAAAGAGATGCTATAATACATAAAACGAAAATAATCCCATTAATAAGTGCGATTATAATATTTAAAATCGCTCTTACTATTGGATATAATAAAGCCAATACGTGTAGTAGCACAATAAGTACTAAAATAGCGGGTGTTAATATTGTTATTAAGAAGTTAAATAAAAAGATTAGTATACTGCCATTTCTTTGTGCGTCATTAACAGGTAATTTATTATTTTCCGATAGACATCTCCTATCATCAATTTCTTTAATTCCTAAGTGTTTAATTCTATTAAATCCCCATTTAAATCTATCGTAATGACTAGCAATAGTATAAACCTTATTAAAGTTAAACTGATAAAAGGTATCTTCACAATTTATTGCAGCATCAGCATCGTAATATTCGTTCCAATCTAATGAAAACGCATATGATTTATTTCTCACCTCGTCTGAAGGTGCATCATCCATTGTAGTTCCTGACCATCCGTGTTCTCTAATGTTTGGAACTAAATAATTTGCCCTTAGTATGTCTCCTTGTAATCCGTCTTCATTTTGCCATTTTATTTTAAATCTATATTTACCTTTTGTTGGTATACCGACTGAAGGGTCTAAAGAAATGATTTCTTCCCCAAATTCATTCGTAATTATATAATCTAAATTCATAGGTAGGTCTGTCATCCAAACCCCATCGTCATTAATTATATTACCACCTTCCTGAAATTTATATTCTTCCAATATCGGTTTACCTTCATTATCTACATCTATTGTTTGTCTAATAGATAATATCTGACCCGGACCTGTGGTCATGTCACATAGTTTACCAACATCTTTTTTTGGTTTACAATTACCTTTAATATAATCATCATCGGTAGTTGACATAATGGAACCCATAAAAATGGCTTGTGGTTGTATTTCTATACCTAAGTCTCTTAAATCAAAATCAGTTCTTATGATACCTACATCACATAAATCATTTTCACCCCAAAAAGGTGTTACATCTATCTCTCTAACACTATTAACAATCTGTGGCAAACTATCTAAATCTTCTGATGATTTAAAATCTTGTCCATTAAATTGGGTTGGTACACCTATACCCATTCTAATTAAGTCTGATGGTCTTAATGAAAACTGACCCATGTTAGATAGGTCTAAATCCATTACAAGTTTTTGTGACCCTAATGGAACACCAACAATCATAAAATCACCTGACTCATTTGTTTTTACAGTATACTTATAATATTTTTCATATACTTGTAAAACTTCTTTCCTTGTGAGTATATCTTCTCTATCAGGAAAGGTTCCTGTTGGTGTGTGTCCACCATATTCCCTTACATATGGTAATAGATTATATCTGTATCCATCCTCATTTTTAACTTTTAAATTTTTGTATGGATATAGTGTTGATATAATTGGGTCGTTTTCATCAACATTATCTAACGGAATAAAAATGGAAATTGTTGCGTTTGGTATACCGTATCCTCCGTTGGCAACGACTCTACCCGCGACAACACCGTAGTCCGCACAAAATCTGTCATATAAATCTTCTTGTCTTAATTTTAAAGAAAGTATCTCTAAAAAATCAAAATCTTGACTAATGTTTAATCTAACTTCTTTGTCTACCCCAATATCGGTTCTAAATCTATATGATTTTGGCATTTAATTTCTTTTAAGATAAATAGTTATTTACCTTAATTTTAATTTTAAAAAAATAAAAGTATATGGAATAGGATTAAGAGAAATCTACGTTCTTAAGTGTTTTGATTCTAACCTTAATGTCGTTTTCAGGAAATCTTATTTGGTAGATTTGATTTGGTTGTGCGAATATAGTGTCATCAATCAACTCAATTTGTTTGGTATTTTTGTCTGAGTATCTTTGTGATGTTTCTGACGATGAGTATTGTCCACCAGTTTTATTAAAAACTTTTAAATCGGCTAAAGTACTCACACCAGGAGTGTCTTGTATTATTCTACGTATATCTGATATGTTAACATTTTTACCTAATAGATTTGTTTGTGGTGACATATATGAATTAACGCTATTAACTATATTTGTTATTACCTGTCCTTGATTTTCTGTTGACTCCATGGCCACAGAGAACTCAAATTCTAAGTCAATAACTTGAGCACTTCTAACTGAAATATAATCATTTATCATTCTATAATTTGATAAATAATTTGCAATATTTTCTTTCAGTGTGTTTGAAACACTACCTGTTAGTTTACCGTTATTATCGTAAGAAAGTATTTCTATTTTAATTTTATTATCTTCTTCAGTTATCGCAGCTTTTGCAGGTGCACCAAATCTACTCGGCATAGTCCTTATTAGGGAATTGTAATCATTTATTGTTACCGCTCTTTTTTGTGCTGCGAAGTTATATGTAACCATATTTCTTACTTCTTCAGTTGTTGGTAGATTACCTCCCCCAATTGCAGCTGTAACGTTGTTACATCTTAATGTTTGTCTAACATTTTCGTTTATACTATTAGACGGACCATTAATTGAAAAATTAATAGTACCTATTTGATTGATAGTGTTAACTCCTATGTTTGATGTTTCTCCACCACCAACTCTATATTTTACAAATAACGTAGTATTTGCTTTTACTGTTCTACCTAAAGCAATGTTATTTTGATAATCCTGTAACCTTACAGGGATACCTGTTCTTGCAAACTGAGCTAGTTGGTCGTCCGCGGTTACAGTAGCACTTCCAAATTGGACTCTACAATATCCTTCAGGTGTGTATTCACTTATAAATCTATTTTCTGTTTCTATATATCTCCCAACTTTTATTCCTGGGTTGTCAGATGCCTTTGATGGGTCTTCAACAAAAATTGTATTTTCTGCCAATGCGTCAACTTCATACCATTTATTTGGTGATGTTATAAATTCTTCATATGTTGGAGGACTTGAGTAAACTGTACCATCTTTTTGTATTAGTGATGTAATACTTAACACGTTCTTCTCAGGTAAGAAGAATTCGTAGAATGGTTTTACGTCACTACTATTAATAACTTTTTTAAATATTTTAGTCGTACCGTTTACCACAACTTCCCTCTTAGTAATTGTATAGTTCACTATTCTATTGTTGGAATCAAAATTAGGTATCTTTGTTCTGT